TAGGAGACCCAGCAGCTTTGTGAATTGCAGCAGAGACTTGATCTTCCATCTCGCTACCGCCTTGCATATACTTTTTAGGGAGATGAATTGTAGTAGCTTCGTCAACTAGTTCAACTTCTTCTTTATTGTATTTTTTCTTAAGGTATGAGTCTACTTTACGATCATATTCACCTTTAGGTACACGATCAACTTTAGTTCCAACACTCTTTTCGAATTCTTTGTTTTTTGCTCTATTGGCATCGACCTTGGCTTTGAGCTTTGGATCTTGACGAAGCATCCAACCTGGAGCTAAACGATCAGGTTTCATGCCTTCATCTACAGATTCATTATATTTGCCGGCCATTACAGCATGCATGTCTTTGGCCTTCTCGTGCAGACCTGTAAGCTTATTCTGCATCCACTCAGGGAATTCTTTATTGCCACCAATATATTCTTTAATTTCGTTAGCAACATAACCAATAAACTTAGCTTGATCCATAGCCATACCAGCTTCATCAGGAGATGCTGGCATATCATCTTCAGGTGCTTCTGCTACCTGACCAGGAGTTGCTTTTTTATATTCATCGACAATTTTATTTGTACCGACTTCTAATGCTTTACGAATTTCAAAATAGCTCTTAGACATCTTAATTACCCTTATGTTGTTTCCACAAATCGGCATCGCCGGTTGTTCTTGTTTTTCCGCCTGTGGCAAATGAATTTACACGAGCGTGTGCCCATTGTGTAGGATTTGTTCCAGGCCGATGACTGGACTTCCATGCTGCATACCCACGATCAAAGACTTTCTTTAGAATCGAGTATGAGATGCCAGTCTTATCGGCTTTATCTCTTAAAGAAGTTTCTGCACCACTTGCTTCACCAAACATATCTTTGAATTTTTTGGTATGCTTTGACTTAGGCATTTCTTCGTAAGCAACACCTTCTAAGACATCGAAGTCGCCGTCTTGATCAATATCTACTGGAGGTATCTTAATCTTTTCGACGTCGTTAATCCATTTACGTAAAGTTCTTTTTGGTAAGCTTGAAGTTTCAACTAATACGTAATTAGATCCAAGCATTGTAACTTCAGCAATCTCTTCGCTACTTTTAATAACAACTAAATCGCCAACGTTGTATAGATTACCTTTGACATATTCTTCACGTTCAGCTGAAACTGATTCTAGTTGTACGTGATGCTTATATTCTGCTGCTTCTTTAATGCCCATTGCTTTACGCAATGTATCAAATACTTCCTTACCATCCTTGAAATTAGATGGAAGGCCTTGCGAAAAGGCAGTAAAATCATTTGCAGCTGCAGCAGCTCTCATCTTAGATGCTGACATACCAGATACACTATCAGAATCTGGATCACGCTCACCAGCAGATACAATGTTAACACCGCCTTCGAAATTATACATTCCGTGACGGGCTTCAACACCATTGTACTTATTTGTAAGAGCTGAGAATTCGTCTACTCTGTCAGAACCGACAACCATAGTAACTTTAGTAAAACCTTGGTCGTATATTTTTACTAAAATATCCAACACATTACGAATGCCAGTATCAGCCATAATGTTTCTACCATGCTTGGGAAACATTTTACGCATGATCTTAATTTTAGACTTAAAGTCTAGAGGATTCTTTTTAGGATCCTGTGATTGTGAGGCATAAATGCGATAGTTATTGCCTGATGCAATTGATGCAACTTTCGAAAGAAGCTTCTCATGTCCATTCGTCGGTGGATTAAATCTACCAAAGGTAAACACTACTTCCTTCGCAGCCTCAGTAAGGTATGTTGAAAACGACTTAATCATAATATATTACTCGCTATCACTAGTCTTTTTAAATTTATCACGATCCTTCTGACGAACTGTACGTAACATTTTTTTAGCTAGACGGTCGATAGCGCCTTTCTTTCTAGCTAAAACCTTTTCAGCATTTTGCCTTTGCCGTAACTTAACTCAGACTTATCTTTTTTAAGTATCTTTTTAAGGATAGCTGCTCTAGCTTGCTTCTGTGCACGACCTTTAAGTTTTTCGGGGGTAGCAAAGCGACGAGCTGCTTTCTTTCGGCCCATTGCGACTTTAGCTTTTATTTTACGGAAGTTTTGGCGAGCCTTCATACGTTGAGCCATTGTAAATGCCTCACCTACCTCTACTTCAGAGACAGGTCCAGTTGTATCAGCCTTCTTGCGCTTCTTTGCAGCAAGTGCTAACAACTCGTCGTCGGTGCCAGTATAATCTACTGTTAGAAAATCTTTGAATGAATACATTTTATTCTTATTATTTCCCATTAAGAACGAGACGGAGTGTCCCAGCCTTTTAATATATCAGGCGAGAAGTTATTTGTAGAAAACTCTAATCGATCTACAAGCTTAACAGCTCCACCACCAATACGGTCTATAGCAACAAAGCCTTCTTGGCCGGTTACCTTAAACCCGTTTTTAGTCTTTACGAAAGTATTAATACTTCCCATCCTACTTAGCTTATTTATAATAATTAACTTCGCAGCGACGATGGCTTTTTGCAAATCGAACACTAATTTTAAGTTTGCTTTGTTTTTAGTATCGAAGAAAGCAAGGAGCTCATCGCGTTTCTTAAACTGAGATGACTTACCAGCTTCTGTAGAACGCTTGTCTGCCTCTTTCTGATACTTGTCTTTTACATACTGAATGAGTCCATCAACGTGTTTCTTAGTATCACCTATTACTTGATTCTTACGAACAAAGGTATTACCATAGGTTTCAATAATACCAGCAAACTCTTGATTTGCTTCGATTGTTTTCAAAGTAGAACCAGCAATCTTCTGGAAAATCTTACCAGCCTCTGATAATGCTTTTGTAACTTCATCAGTATCAGCCTTTGTGAAGTTTACAGTACCAGATAAATCTTTAATTGTTGCGGTCTGAGCCCAAACACTTGAAACCGATTTGAACTTACTTACGTCAACACCGTAGCTTGCTGTCATGGTCTCGAAAGTAGCTCCACTATACTCCGTATGAAATACGACTCCAATACGAGCTGCTTTAACTTTTTTAGCTTCTTCGGAATCAGCGGCCAGTGCGTACACAATGGTATTAGGATGAAACGTGATAAATTTATCACCATCAATTGTTTCACTTTTGAGATCTGAATTAGTAAACATAATATCACCTTGCACGACACCTGTGATACCGAGTTTACTAAGTTCATCAAAAGCGACTTTGAGTTTGGTTTGTAGGTCTCCGCCTGTATCTGCTTCGATGTCTGCATGAGATTTGTACACCTTAGGGTTTTTATTAAAGATGCCCTTTTTAGCAACAAAGAATTGGCCATCTTGAGGATCGATGCCAGCAAATACAGCAGGAGCGCCGTCCCATTTTACTGTAACATCGGTTGAGTTTTTTGCGTTCCCTGCTAACATATCACGTAATGATCGTAATGCTAAGATTGCTTCCCTTGCGCCCTTCACACCGCCGTATATTACTAAATCTTCAATATGAGTCATATGAGTGTTTTTACCACCCTTAGCTGCCTCACTGAGATGATGTTTGAATGACTTCATTTATTGGTATACCTTGATGAATATTGACGAATCGTCAGATTTTGAAGCAGCATAATTTACAATGGCATTTACAAAGTTGTCTGCATTTTTGCCTTTGTTCTTTATTAGATTATAACATACTTCTACAGCGCCGAGCTTAGCTGAACACCATCCAGCATCTTTTTCAGCAATTTGTTGTAGGAAATAATCGTATGTCAAAGACGCGTCGCACACCTTTGATTTCTTAAAAAAGTCTTGATTTGCTTTCTTGTCACCCTTTACTACTTTAGCAGCAAGTTGTTTAATCTCAGCATGCGAAAGAACAGTTGCACCCATGTATCGTTTAGCAGAATCAATAATAACACCCCAACCAGCACCACCGCCTCTAGCGGTCTTACCGACGATTTCTATCTTGTTTGCTCCAAGATAGTTATTAGGTCTAACTTCCATTTTTCCACCAGTATACGTAACAGTAGCACCCTTATTAGAGAAGAAATCTCCACGTTGGGTCTTTGTTTGCGCTGATTCGAATTTATTTGGTTTTGCGATTTTCTCGAAGTTAGTAATTTCCATTTTAGCCGGTTCTTTTTTAACTAGCTTTAGAGATATACCAACAACCTTTCGAGAATCGAATAGTGTGCGGAGAGAGATATTGAGCGCTTCGATCGAAGACTCGTCTAGTTCTTTAGTTAGATTGACACTCTTCTCAATTGCCCAAATGTCACCAGGATTCCATTTGTCATTTGTAAGTGGTGTTAATTCTGAATTCTTAAATGCACGTGACTTAGCCTGGTAGATATAGTTCATATCTTTTGAGTCACGGTGAAACACATGATTCTTATTTACGTAACCGTCTTTGACTAAGGCTTTTGCAGAATAGTAGGCTGAGTAAGCCCAATTCGCATCAATAGAAACCATCTCTTCAAAGGTAGTCTTACCGACTGATACCTTTGACATTAATTTCTTTAATTTTGAGGGGGTATAGAATTCAATTGGTTGTACACCATATTCTAGTATTGCTGCTAACCACAAGCATTGAGCAGCTTCTGTAACTGCAGTATTCTCTGTACCACCTCCTGCACCAGCTCCACCGCCAAAGATTGGTGACTTACCTAGTTGCGAAGATACTACAGTTTTACCATCGACAGTTTCTAATTCAAAGGCTTTTGAATCATCTTGGAATTTCTGTAAGGCAGAAAGATTATCTGCTGAATTCTTAAACACAACATCTGAATTATTAACCAAAGTCAATGGAGTATTACCGGATAAGATTGCTTTACGTAAAATCTCTATTCGCAATTCACCGGTTTTTGAGTTTGGCTTTTTCAGTTCTGCAGGTGTTAGGGCTCGCATATCTTCGCCTAAAAAAGTACTAAAAGTTTTCATATGTCCAGTTTCTTTGTATGTTTTTTTGTGAAACGTTTATAGTATTTATACAAAAAATACTTTGATTATAGTACTTCTTTAAAGCATTTGATTGATAAACTTTCCTCCAGTTTATATGCTTCCTTTTCCCATGGAGAGTTATGATAATCGTATTCCATGGAATATCTTTTCTTTTTCCATTTAGTACCTGATTCATCAAATAAGTCCGAAAGTTCTTTTTTGACATATTGCTTAACATGTACCATCTCATGGCAAATAGTAGAAACCATATCATATAGACGTAAGTCTCTGTCAATGTCTAAGATAAATTCACGATTAGTAGTGTGATAGTCTGCGGTATTGCAAAATCCATAAGCACCTTCTGATTTTTGCAAATTCTTAAATGCAACTGTAATATCTAAGGTTCTATAGTTTGGCAATAGGGTTTTGATACAAAAAGATACTACTGATTGAGCTAAATCACGTTGGAACGCGGTACCACCCATTGCGGTAATATTGTTCATGCACTAACCTCCTTTCATTGAATATATACCATTATACCATGACTTTCGTAAAAAGTACACACATTTTTGAAAAAAAAGGCCGGATTTCTCCAGCCTTTTATTAGATATAAAGTATTACAGTAATACTATAATACTACAACACCCTCAGCAATTAACCTTTCACGATTGATTGCATGTTGAGCTATGATATCATCTTTAGATCCGCCAAAGTAAGGAACCGCGTGGCCCTCTTCAATCATAATCTCAGTAACCATTCTACCATCGGGTGCGACGAAGTCTGCTAAAATACGACCAAATTTACCCTTCGCATCATCACCGTCTTTTTCAATTTGCGTTTTAAGAATAGCAGTTTTGCCTAATAGTTCTTTCAAACGATTCTTAGCAGCAAGACCAAATACCTTTTCAACTTTGTCACTTGTTCTAGATTCCGGTGTATCAATGCCCATGATTCGAACTCGTTGTCCTGTTAGCACAATATCAAATCCTAATTCAATATCGATATCAACCGTGTCACCATCCACCACCCGATTCACTTTTGCTCTATATTCATACATACTAACCTTTCTTTCTTTTAACTAATTCTTTCATTAGCTTGTCTTTGTATTTCGGCTTTATCGAAGGCTTATCAATAGTTTCTTCCAGAACCTTAGTAGATACTCCACTTAAGTATGTATGTTGATTAAACTTACTAGTGGTTCCATTTGCGTTCTTAACATGTTTTACTACAGTTGGTCCAAACTTTATAGGCATAACAAATTTCCTTTATATTATATATTATATTAGTTTACGTTCTTCCAAGTAAATGCACCAAAGAACATTTCATCTTCGCTCATTTGACCCCAAGGCACTTCACGGCTTGGATCAGGATTCATCTTATTCTCTACTGAGTTATCAAATGCTCCTTCTACAAACAGACGAGTTCCTTTAGGTAAAAACTTAGGCTCTCTCCAAGTATATGAAAGCTGCCAAGCATAGTCGTATACAGGAACATTAATCAGCTCTTCGCTGTCACCATTTGGATAGAACGCAGTTGCTTTCATGCTCTTACCACGAAAATGCATATGCGGTAAGAATGTGTGTAGATTGACATCGTTCTTTAATACTACTTCTGCTGTCTGTACAAAGTTAGGATCGAACGGAGGAATCGGTGTCCAGCTATCAGGGAAGATACATGCACAGTCGCCTGCCATTCTTTCCTCTGGTACTACACCTTCGTCATGGAAGTATAAACCTATTCGTGCTTTATCTGTTCTAGCAGTGCCGTCAGGTGTGTAGTGTAATTGTAGATTTACAATTGAACCAGCACGTAGCAAACCGCCAGTGTTCTCGTCATAAAAGTCAGGATCTCCACCTGGAACATAAGCAGAGATACTTGCAAAGTTCATCTCAGCTTGTCCACCACCTTGTGCGCCTAGAATATTCATACTGCGTTTACCAGGAAGTACTACTGAGTTTAGCATGTGATGCATCACAGTAGGCTCTGAAGGCAAGTACTCTGATCCACGCAACCACTTATCTTCTGTTAAGCCAGTGGGTACACTGACATAACGATAAGGAATTGCTGAAGGCCCTGCAGGAATCTCCATTGGAGGCACTTCAATAATCATATCAGGTTCGCCGTGTACCCACTCGGAAGTAGAGTACACGGTCTCTGTTAATGGGTCACGGTCACCTTCTACTGGTGCACCAGCATCGATCCAAGCTACAAGAGTCTCCATCTCTAAATCATTGAGTGTACGATGATTTATAATATCTTTTGCATACTTACGATCAATCTGTCCTGGTGGCATTCTTAAAGAAACAATAGCTTCTTTGATTGAGGGTGCAAATGCTTGCAGCATTCTGTAATCAGTCATTGCCCATGGAGCAATACCACCTTCTCTGTGACAGCTCTGACACTGCTCTACAAAGATAGGTGCTACATCTGCTGCGTAATCAATCTCTTCTGCATGAACTGCTATGCTAGTCCAAACAATCCAGAATGCGGATACTGCTAATATTTTAATAAATTTAATCATTACTCTTCTCCCATAATCGCTAATGTTACTAAATCGTTTTGCAAAAGTTGAATCTCTTCAGTTAGTATTTCGTATTCTTCTGAAGTAGGATCCAAACTATCGCGTTCATCTATTAGCAATTTCAGCTGTTCCATTTCTTTCATCTTTTAGTTTCTTATATCCTTCATCATCTAAGTGTGTGATTGCTAACCAGGCATGCGTCATTTCATCACCAGTTCTTGAACCACCCATTACCCACATATCTGGATCTGGATTATTCGGATTGTTTGATGTGTTATCGTACCACTGCTTAAGAACAATCACTGCGCCTGCTGGTAAGAGTGGTGCTACTTCAGGAGCATACAAATGGCTGTGATGCCATGTTGCACTCCAATTACTTACTTGGCTAATCTGTTCTGTGCGTCCTGTCTCTGGATAGAATATTTCCAAACTTGCTGCGTTCATACGCAAGTGTCCGTGTGGTTGAAAACTATCTAGTCTAACCGGATGATCAAAACTGTGGAAACCTTGAGTCATGTAATAACCATTTGGAGGTATCGTAATATCGTCCTGGTTGCCTAGGCGATACAAAGCTAAGTCTTGTTTGTATTTCAGTTCTTGGCTTTCCTCTTCGGTGTATAACCAAAGACCAATCTCCACTACGTTGTCTTTGATAACCGCTCCTGGAGCCATTGCTCCAAGTCCACCGGGGAACATATGAATATCCCATCTGATTTCTGCGTTCCCTGGAAGTAGTCTGCATACTCCCTCTGGAACGATCTCTCCCCACTTTCCCATAGCATACTCAGTGAGCATACCCTCATTGCCTCCTTCAGTAAGAACATTAGAGTTGGCGTGATGCACTACTGCTTTTGCTTCACCACGTGGTTTAACTTGTACTGCTTTAATACAACGGTCTTCAGTTAGTCCTGTTGGAACTAAATGCTTGTGCCATAAGTCATTACCATTTGCTGGAATGTCAATTGCTACACTTGGGATAATTGCATCCGGTGCTCCGAAATCTCTTTCAAAACTCCATGCTTCTGGATCGCCTAAGTCAACTGACTGTACTACTGTGTCAGGATCTCCATACTGTGAGCCTGTGTTTACCCACGCAACAACTGTGTCAATATCTTCTTGTGAAAGTCGCCAATCGCCTTGTAG